AGAGCCATCTAAATCAGAAGTCAACGTACCTAATATAACAACATAATCAAAAGAATAAACGTATGTTTGACCAACGGTTAAACCTGTTATACTTTGTATGATCACACCATTTTTTGCAGCGGTTATATCACCTGTATCTTCGCTTGCATCAAGTGATGTGTTAGAACCCTGAAGACCACTTAGTGATAGAGATGGGCTTTCAGGAAACAATGAATATGCGGTAGCATTACTATTACTAACACTAGGTGCACTTCCTCCAAAAGTTACACCACCTGTTGTAGCCCAACCATCAAGAGGCTCGTTATCACTGTTAGCTGTTAAATTTTCTGAAAAGTCACCGTTGTATACATATTCCTCTGGAACAAAGGCAGGTGTACCAGCTATACACCTATCTATGTTTATTTTTTTAGGCTCACTTGATCCATCTGTCCAGATTAATAAATTATCAATAACGTTTATAGCTGTTACTTGTTTATCGTAGTTAAAGTTTAATACTTTTGGACTTGAAAATTTAACCCAAGAATTATTTGGATCCGTTGTGGTACTTGGATTCGCTAAGAGTATATCGGAGACAGCAGTAGCTAAATATCCAGTGTGAAGAGTTAAATAATTAAAACCATCATCTTTTGTAAATATATTTTTAATAATAGCGTTTGGAATCTTATTGACACCTTCATTATTAAATATCTCCATTTTCATGCCTACTTTTACTTTTTCAGCAATAGTAGTGTCTGTGATTTTAACTTCATACCAATTATCATCTTGTGGATCATAACCACCAAACGATTCTTCATCTGTAAATGCAGTTGTGGATTTTGTTATTATAGTATGCTCGTCAATGATAACTGGTGTCGTTGTTCCATCAACGTTTTGTTGTATTATGCTGTCTGTGAATATTGTTGTTCCAGTAGAATCAATTTCACTACCAGTTACGGTTTCAAGTGAAATAGCACCAACAGGTGGTGATGCCATGAAAAAATATATATTATCATTTTTTTCATCAGTAACGCTACCTATTGTTTTTGTGCTAAGCCCTGTTTGCGGGTTGGTTGTATTTGTAAAACTACCTATAGATTTGTTTCCTTTTATACCTTGAACTGTACCAGCTGCGTCTCCATCAGTTGTCCTAACTTGGATATTACTAGCATTTCTATATTCGCCGTTAGGAACAAGTCTTTCATCAAGATCTTTGTTCATCTTACCGCCCGTAAAAGTATGTTTTATTTCTGGCATGATATTACTTTATTGGTTTACTTTGACCTTTTAAAACTTGAGTAAATTCTTCTATCTTAATATTAGATAATCTAATCTTTGCTTTTCTAGTTTCTGCAAATCTTTCTCGTTTGTATCTTTGAACTACGAACTCCGGCATATTAGATCTTGTGGATAAAACAGCGTAAGCCACATGTTTATAAACAGCTTCTTCGCAAAACTTATGAACAACCATTTCTGAGTCTGTACCTAATCCATCGCTTATGTATTTTAAAATCACTGTTTGACCAGCTAGCGATGAACCAAAATGTATATAACCTCTGTGGTAATCTATAAAAAAAGTACCATTAGCTTGAGCGTGCTGAGGATCTAGTCCATATCTTCTACCTCTATTATCTATCTCTACATCTGTTGAGTCATCCGAATACTCGTTTGTTTCTGTTTGATCTTGATGATTACTTAACGTGTTACTGGGTGATTGCTCTTTAAGATTGTCTAAAGCACCATCATTATCTGCGTCTTTAAATTGATAGACACCATCTGTGTCTTGAGTTATAGCAAATGGGTTTGACGTCTTACCTGTTGGATACAGTACTCTTTCTATACCATTAGAATCACTTCTAACTAGCTTGACATAGTTAACGTAATCTTGAGGTAATACCATTTTTAAAGTATTAGGCACTTCTATCTCTTGAGACTTGATAGAACGAAATACATCATATGAAAGTTCTTGCATAGCGCGCATAGCGTGAAACTGTACGTCTGTTCTATTAACTTTTGGTATTATCTTATCTTCTCCAACATAAGCAAACATAAAGGCGCTTATAATATTATCTAAAGAAACAAATTGGTATGTTCCAAAATCTGTTCCAGTGTAATATGAGTTTTGAGTTTGATTATCTAGTAATCCCATAATTAATTATTTTGTTCTTGTTTAGTCATTTGTTTATCAACCATAGCAGCTTGTTGTATATCTGGCCTGTTCATAGTTATACCAGATAACTCTAGTATTCTTATGACTAAAACCTCTTCCTCTGAAGTATGTAGTTCAAAATTAGTACTTGCCGTAGAGCTATATAATGCTTTTTCACTTACAATTACATATCCCCAGTTTGGAGGTGTTGGTTTTTTAAAAAATTGTATTTCAAACGACACGGGGTTGTCGACAGTACCAGCTGGAGCTGGATATAGTTTTACAGTATCACTAGCTTCTCTAACATAAACAGTTCTATTGATAGTTGCTTTTGTTAGCGGATTATTTTCAGTTAATAATACTTCTTTTTTACTAAGCTCAACAACCTCACCTTCGGCTCTTGAAATATTGTCTATTCTATAAAGTGTTGTTGGGAGAGTTAAAGTTGCACTAGAACCATTGTTTTCAACAGTGCTTGAAGATTTAAAAGATTGAAGTTTTTCTGATAACATTTCCAATTCGTCACTAAATCCAGTTTGGTTTTTAGGTTTATGGTAAGCTGTTTTAATATCGTGAAAATAACTATCAAGTATATCCAATTGAGCCTTATCAGCTAATAAGTTAAACTCCTGAGGCGTTATGTAGCCTCTTTGTTCTTTATTAGCTAAAGCTAAAACCTTTTGGTATACTGTGTCTATGTTAATCATCTTTGTTTTTTATAAATATATTTACTATAATATAGTTACATAATAAAGCGAAAGGTTAGCATTTTAATAAAAATAGCCACTCCTTGCGGGTGGCTATCTTTATCAGTTAAAAAATTTTAGTTTAATCTTTTTTCTATATTTGAGTATATTTCCATACCTTCATCGGTTTTAAACCAAGCAGCTAACGCTGAATATGGATGCTCATCAAATGGAACAGTCATTAGTTTTCTATTATTAGAAGCCCATGTAAATGTTCTTTGATCTGATGATAATTTAATTACCCCCATCTCTGTAGCTTTGATACCAAAGTTTCTAAGTACAACGTTTTCATCGTTTACTAATTCTAAGAATAACTCAGGATTTTTTTTAGCGTATAATAATAAATCTCTTTTTAATTCTTTAGAACTTAAGTTTGATACCTTAGATCCTATTTCTACTCTCATTATTGCTTCGGCTAAGTCTATGTCTATGTCTTTAGCAGCATTTAATGCTTCTATTTCCATTTCTAACCATAGTATCTCATTTTTAGCTTTAGCAACTGGTTTATCTTCAGAGTATATAACATCTATACCTGGATGATACAGTGATAATAGTTTTTGTAAAACGGTTTTTTCTTTTGGGACCATTAGTATTCCTTTTTGAAAAACAATATGTTCTAATCTTTGATCACCTTTCATTTCATCAACAAATGAAGTTCTTTGATTTTGACAATACTTAAGTTCTCTTTCGTAACCTTTTTCTTCATCAAACCAAAATATATCAGCTGCTTTAATTGATCTAGTCAAAGGTTTTTTTAATCCCTTTAGTATATACATCCTATCTTTTATCTCCCATTTTTCTTTTTTTGGTTCAGGTTTGACTTCCTTTTTTACTTTAGGAGTTTCAACCACCGGCTGTTCCATAACAACCGTTTCTTCTACTTGAGGTACTTCTACCTCAACTTTTGTTTCTTTTTTCTTTGCCATAATATAATATAATAAAAATTAATAAAAAAAAATAGAGGCAGTATTTGACTGCCCCTATCTTATAAAGTAAATACTACTTCATTAACATAAAGTTGTTAGCACCTTGAGTAACTAAACATCTTTCTGATAACATGTGTATTTGCATTGCATCTAAAGCTGATGTAGCAGCACCAACAGAACCAGTAACCCAAGTTTTCATTCTTCGGTCATCAGTTTGTGAAGCTCTATATCTAACGTGTAAAAATGGTCTCTTTAAGTTTTTACCTAAAGCTTGATCGTACACTGAAGATGTTCCAGCGGGTACAATAACACCTCTGATAGCAGCACTAGTAGCAGCAGAATTAATACCACCACGAGTAGCTTTATCATTTAAGTATCTCATATCAGATTTGTAGAAGTCATAAGAACCTCTTCTAAATCCTGAGAAACCTAAATTTAATGCCATATCTTCATCGTTGTCGAATACTCCATAAGAAGTACCTCCAGCTCCGTAAGAATTCATTGAAGCAAGCATGTCGTCTATTGCAAGAGCAGTTGCTCTATTTACAAACATCATGTTTTCTTCAATAGCACCTTGGTTATCAAACTCAGCTAAGATAGCATCAAATTCAGCTAAATCAGTAGCAGCGTTAACACCACTAATACCAGAAGTAACATTACCTCTAGATTCAATAGCAGCGAATAAACCTTCAGTACCAGCATTAACGCCAGCATCAGCAGCACCTCTAATTTGCTTATCAGCAAAACCAATAAGAGAAGCATCAACCGCTTTTTCAGCTTCTAGCATTGTCATCTCTAAGTAATCATTAAATCTAGCTCTAGTGTCACCTTCTGCCTTCAAGTACCATAAGTAACCGTTTTGCCCTGATTATTCACCAGCAACTTCAACCCAACCAATTTGAGACGCATCAGATCCTGAGATCTCATAGTAGTCTTTCATTATGATCGGCTTGTTAGTAAATGATTTAAAAGTAGGCTGTAAAGCTGTTCTTCTTTCAGAATTAAACGTACCTGTATTATCAGAGTAAGATTGTCCTTTACCGTACTCAGAACCAATAACTAATAAAGTTGCTCCTTGAGAAGTTACAGCATGACCACTTAAAACGGCCTCATCATAAGCCTCTAAAGATACAACAGCTGATTCTGGAGTTTCTACTACTAAACATTTTGAAACTTTTCCAGCACTAGCTAAAAGTACTATATCGTTTACTCTAATACCGTGAGTAGTAGTTAGCGTGTTACCATCAATATCTTTTTCTACTTCAAAAGTACCGTTAGTGTCACCTGCTAAAACCACTGTACCTTTGTAAGATAAATGTAGTCTTGATTGTTCAGACCAAATGACCTGATCTGCGGTCATAGCCTCTTCAGCACCTACTTGAGCAAGAAAACCTGAAATTGTTCTGTTACCGAAAACTTCAGCCTCTTTCTCCATTAGGTCTGGTAAATATTGTTGAGCCCAACCAGCCGTAGCTGAACTCGTAAAATCGATGTAATTCGAAGCTAATGTTTGTTGCTGTGGAGCAACTACACTATTCAAACTACCTCCTGCAGTAATTGCCATAATATATTTTTTTTAAATTGTTAATTAATTTTTCTTTCTAATTTTAAAAGATCTGTTTTTTATACTAGAAGTATTTTCCCCCAAAACCTTATATTTAACTCCTCCAACGTTTACCTCTCCATGAGTTTGACGTGGATCTGTACTAATATTTTTATCTCTAACAACTCTATCTTTTGTTGCATCAGCTTTTCCTTGTTCATAAAAATGATTAGCAACAGCGTCAGCATTCATAGCAGTAAATAAAGACTTATGGTAACCACCAACATCCTCTATTTCAGATCTATCTTTGTTAGCAAACTTATTAACAAAGTTAGATATATCACTTTGGTTTTCTTTTGTTTTATCAACGTCTTTTACATTAAACCTAAATTTTTTATCTCCAACTTTATAATCAAAACCTTTGAAATTTTTATTAAAGACATTTTCAGTTCTTAGTTTAAAAGACTCGGCAACCTTCTTGTTATTTTCAGAATCTTCATTGTATCTATTAAAGAAATCAATAGCATCTTGTTGTTCGTTGGTCAACTTTGACCCAGCTTTAATTTCATCATAGTATTTAGACTTTTGCCCGTCTAAGTGGCTTCTAGCCTCGGCAACTTGCTCTTTAAGGGCTATTCTTTTTTTACGTATCGTTTTATCATCATCTACATCTTCATCTATACCAAAGTTATCTTCAAGTAAAAAAGATCTTTCTTCTGGCGATAAATGAGATTTTGTTTTTCTGTAGTATTCATCTAGTACTTCAGAATCATCCATCTTTGACACGTCTCTATTTAAATTTACGTAGTCTTGTAAGTCACCACCTGTATCCTCCATGAAGTCTACAAGCTTTTGTATATTTTCAGGCAGTGGCTTTCCAGTTGCTTGTGACTCAACAACCGCTTCTTGTATTTGTTCTTCTACTTTTTCAACTTCTTTTTCTTCTACAATCTCCTCAAGTACTGGTTGTTCATCTAAAACATCTTCTTTTTCTGCTTCTGGCTCCTCAACTACGTCCACCTTTTCTTCTTCAACGGGTTGTTCTTTAACCTCTTCGCTTTCTTGAACTGGTGGTTTACTTAAATCAATTTTGACAACACTGTCGTCTCCAGCACTTTCAAATTTTGATTCATCTATTTTGTTTTCAACAACCTCCTCTACTGGCTGTTCAACTTGTTCTTCGGTAATCTCTTCGAGTACCTCTTTGTTTTCTTCTGTCATAATAAAATTTTATAAAATATTAAATATTAAGGAGTAAACCTATCTAAACCTGCTCCTCCCGTAAGTATATCATTACCTGATGATTCAAAATTATTAACGGAATCACCTAGTTTTCTTTGACCTACCATGTTTTTTTGGTGAGCAGCTTGTCTGTCTACTCTTTGGTCTTTTCTATCTTCTTTTTTAGAATCTCTTTTTTCTGTTATTTCTGTTTCCATTCCTTTTAACTGAGCGTTTAACTCAAACTCTAACATCATTAGATCTTTTTTAGACTGAACCTCTTGTTGAAGAAATTGAATTTTTAAATCACTTTTAGCAACCTCTAATTGACCATCTATTTGAGCTTCAGCTTGACTTTTTCTTATCTCTGCTTCAGCTTGAGCTGCTACTTGTTGTTGTTGAGCTTCAGATTGTGCTTGAATGTTTTGTTGCTGAATCAACTGGTCTCTTTGCATTTTTTTCTTTCTTTTGACTTTAAGAAGTTGATTAGCTAGTTTTATATTTCTAACATTTCTAATATCAATAGCATCATCCAAGTCTAATGTTTGCTGAGCCAATGCTTGTTGTATGTTATTTTCTAATAACATTTTTTCTTCTTCATCAGGCATTAGTTCTATAAATATACCAAAGTCATAAAGATGTAATTCTTTCATTTCATCTAAAGTTGCTACATTGTGTGCACCAATGGCCTGTATAAATGCATTCTTTGTTGGAGAGTATTCAACTATATCAGATATTCTAAGTGATAAACACTCGGCTGTTTCAACTGTCAAAAACAACATAGACTGTAATATGTGCCTTGTTGCTGTGTTTGAATTTGCTGCTGCTAATTTTTGAACACCAACTAAAGCATTTTTATCTGGCATACTACCATCTCTGGCTTCATTTAATCCAGTTACATCCCTTATCATTTGTAGATAATAGTTATAGGTTGTAATCAGACTTTGTATTTTATTACCACCAGCTCCATTTTGAATCTGCTGAATTGGTACTTTACCAGGATTAGGATTGCCTTCAGAAGTAAAACTCCTACCTATAACAGAACCTGTTTGAAAAAACATGTTTAGAGCTTCTTGTGGATTATAGTTTGTTCCATTGCCAAGATCAACCTCTGCTAGACCATCAACATCTAGAAATACTCCATCTGGAACCATCCTTGCCATTACTTGCTGTAATTTCAAATGAGTTAACTGAATCATATCTGCAAAACCAGTTATTCTACTAACCAAAGACTCTATGTTGCCTTTATACATTCTAGGTGCTACGATTTGATAATTCATTTTAACTTTAGCAAAATCACTATCACTTCTCATCATATTAGTAGCCATCTCCCATTTTAATAACTTACCGCAACCAACAACGTAAACTCCTTCGTACAAACACTCTATGACTCTTTCTAGTTTACTATACTCACCGTCTTTATTTTCTGGTGGATTAAATGTGTCATCTTTTTGAATAACCTTCTCAGCACCACTACCCGTTGTTTTTAATTTGTAAACATCATTAGCGTGTGTTTTGTAATTAAAATACAATACTTCTATTTTGTTTCTATCAGTATTGGTTCTATAGTCAGCTCTATAGTTAGCTCTACCAATATACGTTTGTCCAGAACTATCTGTTATTTCTTTTATTTCCTCTTCTGTTAGATTTGGAAATTGTTTAACTAACTCGTTTATAGGTATTTCTTTAACTTCACCAACATAGTACATGTCTTCAAAATAAGGAGACTCAGTGTAAGAGTATACTAAATTAGCTGGATCTACATACTTAGCTTGAGCACCTTCTGAAAAGTCAAAAGTGGTTTTAGTAGCAGCAATACCTATGGTTGTTAAATCATATAAGCACCGTTTTCTAATAAGCTCATAATTACTACCTTCCATTAAAACATTTATAGCTTGTTCTTCAGCTAGTTCGACTGCCTGCTTGTAGCCAAGCTGCATGTGAAGTGCTAGTTCTTCTTCTGTGTCAGGTAGTTCCGCTGGAGGATTCTCGTACAAATCTATAGCAAAAGTTGATTGAGCCATGTTGTTAAACTCTCTAGTACGCATATCACGAAGCATAGACTCCATATATTCTGTTCTTTTTGATACTCCATAAGCATCTTGAGAAAAACAATTTATTTCATAGTTTCTTTGCGCCATACCATTTACAACAATATCAACAAACTTAGGAACAATTGGAACAGGTTTCCAATCTAAATTTAAATAAGATAAGTCACCATTTATAGATAATTCATCTTTGTATTTTTGTATTGATTGCTCTCCTCTAGCGTATAGTCTTAAGTGGTGAAAATTATTTATATTACCATGGAACTTATTATTTGCTCCGTGGAACCACTCTTGTCTTATAGCTTTGGCTATTTTTTCTCCATACTCTATTGACATTTTTTCAATATCGCTAACCGCTTGAGATGGAAAATTTATAACAGACTCTGTCATATTTTATTTTTTTATTATTGTTGATTGAAATCCTTTGTTACTATACTTTGAAACATGAAGGTTTAATGGTTTTTTTTCTTTATTAGGGTTTGGTTTGTATAAATGTCTATTGCAAGCCATGATAGCCAAACCAGAACTAATAGTAGCATCGTGCTTTGTTCTTTTGTTTATATCAAACTTAGACCAGTCGTTTAGTGTTTCGTTGAAATAAGTATTACCAAAAGAACCGTCTTCTAGTAACCCAACGTGATCATTGATGTACATTTCAACAGCAGCAGCGTGCGCTTGCTTTATGTCTTCACTAGAGTTTGGTATTCCACCAACCTCTTTTTCTGCAACAGATAGTTTGTTCCAAACTTTATCTGGTCTATTCATACTAAACTTTCTATAACCTCTTCTTCTAAGATAATACAATAATCTAGGTTTATTATTTTCTGCTAGTATTGGCATACCGTAAAACACTAACGCCATTAATATATCTTCAAAAAATATCTCTGCTGTTTGTGGCCTAGCTATGTACTCTAAGAAAAAAGTATTAGCTGGAGCATCTTCCATAGAAAATTTAGTTAATCCATGTAAAGCACCTTTTGATCCTCTTCCGTCCACCGTCCCTGATATATCATATGAGTCACATCCAAATGCCCCAATATGTTCGTTACCTGGGTGTTTTACGCCATTCTTTAATATAACGTTGTTTTGTAGTTTTTTTCCTGGTACCCAACTTATTTTAAACCTACCATTAGGATCTGGATTAAAAGTTACTTGAGTATCTTTAACTCCATTTGACCATTGGAAATTACCAGTTGTTAAAACAGATGAGTTTTTGTTTCCTTCGTTGTAATCTATTTGTTCGTATATTTTAACTAGATTAAATAGGCTATTACCGGTTTCATCTCTAAATGCGTGTTCCTCTGTTCTAGGAAATTGACGATAAAATTCATTCAAAGCGTCTTGATCGTCTTTTAGTCCTTCTGCTTCATTGCTCCAATGATCTATTACACCACAGTCTATTTCTATTCCGCTAGGATCAAATGTTTGTTTTTCTGGAGTATTGAAAACAGGTTGTCCGAATTCATCAATGAATCCTTCGTAATTCCATTCCATAGGAATAAACAAAGAATAAAGTCCCGACTTAGTTTGTCCATTTCTATTTCTTTTTGCGACATCTGAATTATCATATAAGTTCTTGAAATTATCCCCACCTTTATCTAATGCGTTACTTGTTGATCCCATCATGCACTTACCTATAATCCTACTACCTAATCGTAAGCAAGTTTTTGTTACTCTCCAATTGTTTTTTATATTATCAGGTCTCTCCCATTTACCACTTTCATCATGTACTAACAAAGAAAGCTTTTCACCATCATAACTATTATCACCTGTATTTTTCCAATCTATAGTAGTATCTAGTCCTTCCATGTCATCTTGCTCTTCTCGCTCCCTCATTTTTTTACGAGTAAACTTCTTCGCTGGTACTCTATATGCTAGTTCAGACTTTGGACGATCCATACCATCTTGTATTGGTTTGAAAAAGAATGGATAGTTTAAACTAATTGGTACAACTTTGTCGGTAAACATCTTCTTTGCATCAGCACCTGTTTTAGATAATATGCCAAATCTACTATCACCAGCTAATGTTGCTTGATGCACTGTTTCTGCTGAACTCATAAAAGAAAAACCAGAACGTCTATTTTTTAAGTAACACATTCCATAGCTTCTATTATCTGCCTTACAAGCTTCCCAGAATATAAAGAATAATCTGTTTGCCTCTCTAAAATCAGGGGCACCAACGTCAATCTTACTCCATTGAAGGTACATATAGTGTGTACCTGTTATATAAGTTGGTTTACCATTGTTAACAAACCAAAACCCTTCTTCTCTTCTTTTAAACTCTTCGTCTATATACCCGTAGTGTTTTTCTTTAAAATCATCTGGATAATCTTGCCAATCAAATACAGTTTTAATTCTTTTAAAATCAGGGTTAACAGGGAATTGTCTCCATTTTTGCTCTGATTGAATTTTACTACAAGAGTATATTTCTGTAGGTTGTTTAGGTAGTGCTATTTGAAAACCTTGTATTTCTAGTACATCACCTACCATGCCTGTTTTAGATATCACAACAATATCATTTTCTTTATTATAACCGTACTCCCATTTCTTAGACTTGTTAAGTCTTTTGACAGCGTTTGATTTTATAGGTTCTACAACCTTGTATAGTGATTGCTCGTACATTATTTAGATCTTCCTTCTGCGAATCCCTTAAAAGTATTTTTCTTTTCTTCTACAGGCTTATCATCAAGCATGTTTTCTTCTTCGTGAATTCTGTTTAGTATTTCAAAAGCATCAAATATAGCTAACTTCTTTGTAGCTGCAGCATTCTTTAATCTATCTGCTGATATGTCTTCGTCTGAATCTACTATTTCCTCTCTGGCAACTTTAATTAGTTCTTCAACCGCTTTGTGCCCAGCTTGGATTATATTCTTCTTCGTTTCCTTGATATTCATATTTAATTGTAATAAATTTATTTAAGACCCTATATAATCTTTGACCATCAATAACAAATTCATATTTACTTACTGGATCAAAACCGACAAGTTCTTCTTTGTTGAAGGTTCCATCAGAGTACTTAATAATACCAACTAAAGGTTTTTCGTCTTCTATATTGAACTTGCTAATAGCCTTTAATGGTTTAACAAAACTAAAACCAGGTGTTGCTTTCCAGTTTTTATCTTTATATAAATATAGTTGATTTTCTGAAACTAGGTATCTGTCGTCACTTAAGTAAGATCTACTATTTCTTTCTTTACCTTTAATATCGTGCCATCTTCTAAAAACGTTATGATGTACTATTACCTCATCACCCACGTTAATAGGTGATGAAAATAATAGCGGGGTAGCGATAACCCTCGCACGCCTGTTCACGAAATGGTGATTGTAAACTTCGGTGTTTAATATTAAGTCTTTGTTTCCAACTTTTTTATAATTATTATATCTTTCACCTATTGGTGAAATTAAAAAGTCTTTATAAGCTTTCATTAGTATTCTAAGTTATACTCAACAGATATAGCCATGTTTTTGTTAAAATCTTTCCAAGGTATAACTATTTTTTCTTTTCTAATATAAATAGAGTACTTGTCTTTCTCTTCTATTATATCACAAATCTTATGACCACCATACACCTCTTGATTTACAGCGTAGTGCATAGAATCATTTTTGTAGTCTTTACCTATAGTAATTTTTCTGATGATATTATTTTTCATCTTCTTTCCAGTTAATCGTTCCGTCCATTATGTTAACATCATCGTTACCATACTTTGTTTAAAGTATCTTGAAATATAGAGACTTTATTTTGAGTTACCGCTAGATCATGTAGTAAACTATGTTTTTGAGCTTCTAGTTTACCAATGCTAGCGTGTGTTTGGTTTATGTTATTTATAATTCCTTGTAACTCTTTTAAATGTTCTTCAGATATTTTTTCTGCTTTTACTTTTAATTCTATTTCTTTTTCTTTATTTGCCATTTTATTTAATTTTATTTAATTATTAATTATTACGATATTCCGTATTTTGTTTTTAAGTGGTT